TCGTAGTATTGAGCGGTTTTTCAAGTGGCAATATTAATCTAAATCTATCGCATACATGATTGTTTTTTTCTTTTTGGTGGCTCTTTGTTGTAGCAATAATATGTATGTAATCTTTAAACAACTCTCTTGCCTCTGCTATCGTTAGACCATCGTCAAAGTCAAGCATGATCGTATTGCACTCTTCCAAAATACTATTAATCTCTAATCTATAATTTTTATCATAAATAAAAGGTGAATAGTTAATCTCAGTTTTTAATACCTCTCCAAACTCTTCTAAAGTTTGAACGGTATAGCCTATAAATCCTTCGCTTAAATGATTAGAATATGAAAAATTTATCATGTCATAGTCCAAATAAATCGCTAATTTTTTCGTCACTATATTCTATTTCTTCGCATCTAATAGGCTTACTATTCATAATACCGCCTATAATTTTATCAATTGTAATTTTAGGAATAATAGTTGTCTCAAACGCATCGTTATTGTACAGTTTATAAAGAATAGGAGTAGCCCCACGATTATCTTTTGTGCATGTTACAAGTCTTATTCCCTGCGACTTTTTAAACTCATCTTCTTCTATTCTTATCCCTTTTTCGCTTTTAGTTTCCTGCAATGGTATGCTTATATTATAACAACATCGCACCGCATCAACAAAAGCACCTGCCCCCCTAGTATTTCCGTCAGTTTTCGAAGCATGATGAATAATAATGATCGTTATATCGACTTCTTTGCACCAATTAATGAAAGGTTGCATAAATACACGTGCTTGGCTATTATCGTTCTCATTTCCGCTAAAGAACGCCAGCAGTGGGTCAATAATTAATAGTCGCACATCGTACATGCAACAAAACTCTTTTAACTCATTTAATTTGTCATTATCAAAGGCAAAATCATGCCCTTTTGAATGTGCAAAATGAATAGGGTCGTCCGTAATTAATAGAACTCTTTTTTCGTCATATTCGTTTATAATCCCAAAAGTTTTAAGAGTCTCACTTCTGTTTTTAACATTCCCTGCATCATCTTCCGTGAGCCACATCGCTACGTTACCAACATGATTAATACAATATTCAGCCGCCAACTTGATAGATAAATTGGTCTTACCTATACCACCACGTGCACTTACCATGCAAAGAGTATTTTGAGGAAAAGGCATGAAGTGATTTAAAATAAATTTTTGTTCTACTTCCACACTTTCGTGCATTGTTTGGAAACTAAGCATTTTTTGACTTCTTAGTATGTGCTAATTGAGCATCTTTTAATTGCTCTCTTTGCAACATATCAAGTTCATAGAGTTCTCTTTTTTCTTTTTCTTCTTTTGTTTCTTCTTTTTGGGGTACTGTTTCTTTTTTTGTTTTATTAGTCCAGTTCTTTTTTGCAGAGATACTTTTTTTCTCACATGCTAAATTGTATTTAACATTATTATTTTTTAATTCGTTAGTTATGAATTCGTATAGTGGAATTAATATAGGAGTGTTTGATAGATTATATTTTTTGTCTTCTATTTCATGTAAAAAAATAGCCTCAAATAATAAACCCTTTTCCTCATTTGATAAAAACTTTATCAATGAGTAATAGTTTTTCTTTAAGAAAAAACCTTCTTTTTGTTTTGCTTTATCTTCCATTATTTATCTCTCGAGATATTTTATAGAGAGGAATGTGAGGGGTTCTCAAACCATCACGTTCATAATAAAAATTATAAACTCTCTTATCGGTTATCAATTAAGATAACCTTTTGGTTTGAGAACCGATAAAAGATTTAAACTTTCCAAAACTATATCTTTTAAATATTTAAAACAAACTTTAACACAAATAATACTTTTTTATAAATTATGGTGCACCATACTACAGTATAGATATCTATGGATATCCTAAGTGATAGATAGAATGATAGAAGATAGATAGATATCATAGGCGTTGGCTTTTGGCTTACGCCAATCCAACGCCATATAAGAAATTAAATACCTTTTAAACTTTTAATATACTTCTTCATTGTGTTAGCAGAAGTTCCAAACGTCCGTACCAGTAACGCTACACTTGCCTTGTTGTTTAGTAATGCCTCTATCTCTTGCCGATGTTGGTCTAGCAATAGCATAGAGGGGGATTGCTTACGACTCATGCGTCTCCTTTAATTTTTTTAATATCCATTCGCACGCTTTTATAACAGCTTCTATTCTTGAAACAAAAGGCGTAAATGTGTCAGATATTACAAATACATCTCCAACTTTTATTCCTAAAATTTTTTCATCTGTAAGCAAACAATATTTTCCGTCAACTTCTTTTGAACAAATATCATATCCTTTATTTAAAGCCCAATCAATACAATATTTATGCACCAATTCATAAATATTTATTTGATGATATAGGCTATAATCGTTTTCAACTGGAGAGTAGTTTAAATATCCTTCGTTTATATTACCAACAGAAGAGATATTAACTCCCAATACCTCTTGTAATAGTTGCTTACTAATCATAATGACTCACTTAATCTTTTATTTAACATATTTCTCATTGTTATGTTTCCTTTGGCAATTCCGTTAAGTACCATAAATTCTGATACTTTAAAATATTCTGATAACTCTTTAACTATTTTTGAAACGATTTCTTTTTTATTTAACTCTTTCATCGTATCCCCTTTTGTTTTGATACCGTTATTATATACCCATATAACTTTAATACAGCTTAATTTTGATTGATTTTAAATCAAACTTGATTGATTATGCGATATTAATTTATTTTAGCGTCACCCCTTTACTTATTTATAAAAAAATAGTATAATAACGGAAAAGAAGCGAGGAAATAAAATGCAAAATATTAAAAAATGGCTATTCACAAAACAAGAGCGTACTAATTTGTTTCTTTTGTGCGATAATATTATTTCTTTAATTTTACTTTATATTGTTGTTACATCAAACTAAGGACAATTAATTGAACGCAGTACAAAAAACAGATGCACAACTTAGAGCGGAGTTAAAAGAAATTTACGCAAAGAGTGAGCGAGGATATAAAGACGGTAAGTGGGTGCATGGCTCAATTATTGCTACACGTCAAAAGCTATGCAAGGAAGCAAAGATTAGCTCTAACACCATGTATGCTTTTGAGAAAGCTGAACATAACTTAGGGTATCAGCACTTGTGTCGCTTGTGCGATTGGATTGATAAGAATAAGAGGGAAGTAGACGACAATGGGAGATAAGTTTGTTAAGAATGATTAAAGATGGTATTTGGATAAAGGGGATATAATGTCGTACACATATCATTGCTCACGTTGTAACGTAACCGTTGAGATCATTAAACCTATGAGTGAAGCTTCACGACACGAGTATTGCAAGTGTGGTAGAGAGATGGGAAAAGTATATAGTGCGCCTAGTATTAAGACTGGGGACGGCACTAAAAAATGATTTTACAAAAGGTTAAATTATGGTTATGATATGCTATTCTGTTTTTATTCCTTTTCAGAATAGCCCCTTAGCAATAGAGGGCTTAAACTGATGGATTTATTAAGTCGTTTTTACGTAGTGATGGAACACTTCAACGATGATGACAGAATAGCCGCTCACGCCATAACTATTTTTGCAAAAGATCAGACTCCAACGTGTAACATTTATAAAGACTTATTAGCTGTAAAAGTTAGACATTGGACGCCTATTTTAGAAAAGATCATAAAAACAAATGACTTAACCGAATGGATTAATGAAACAACATTTAAATTAGATATGATGAGAGATAACTTTTGGAGTTGTGGCGATAGCATGGCTATTCAAAAAGGTGTTTGGATATTCCAAGCAAATGAGGAGATGGAAGAATGAAATGGTTTACAGAATGGATTTTGTAATAATCGAGTTTATTATTATGGTCGTTAAAATTGTGCTTCATGCCAAAAATATTACTTTGTTTTAGATTGGGGAGATAATGAGATTTGCAAACTTTGTTACTTCAAAACTAAAAAGGGGTGGTTGGTTCGAACAAAAGAAAATTAAAAAATTAGAAGTTATAGTATCTGTGAAAGATATTGAAGAAATAAAAGAACTTGTTAGCTTATTTGAAAAATACAAAGATGAATTGCCAGAAGAATTAAAAAAGTCTTTAAAAGAATTTGCAGAAGGATTTGACAATAAAAAACTTCATACTCAAATTTAAAAACGATCTTACAATGGTGTTGGGTATAGCTTTATCAGGAATAATAGCATTTTCTTTTATTGCTTTGTGGATATGTAGATGATGATTAAAAAATTTTATGAAAAATTTATGAAGTTTGAGCATAAAAGAGCAGTAAGCAAAATGGAAAGTTTTAATCATATCAGAGGAATTAAGTAATGAAACAAGTACAAGAAGATTTCAGAGCTAAAAAATGCTTGCAAGGTCACAAAATACCAAAATTAGAAAACCTAAACGTAAAAGATAAATATTTCTGCCCAATATGTAAAACACATGCACATGTATCGTTTAACTGTTCTTTAAAGCCTAGATTGAGTTGTTTTTGTGGAAATATAAATATAAAGGCTGAGCATGGCATATAGTCCAGAGCAATGGGAACGTGCAAAAGCTTATTATGAAAGTGGACAATACTCCCTTAGTCAAAATGAAGCTAAAAGCGGAATAGGAAAATCAGCTATCTCCAAAATGGCAAAAAATCAACAGTGGAAAAATGGAGCTAATGCCGATTATATAGAAGCTAAAGAAATTATAGCTGTAAAAAAGTCAACACTAAATTCAACAGCAATAAATATTCTCGATGACATTGCAACAGACGTAATCAAACATAGGTCGCTAATAAACTCAAATGCTGAGCTATTGGCAAGCCATATTCCAAAAGTAGTGAATTCTTTTATAACTAAACAGATCAACGCAGAAACTGGCGAAGAAGAAGAGCTGTATGCTTTAGAAGCCAAAACAATCAAAGAACTTGCAGAGGCTAACGACAAGCTTGCTATCACCCTAGAACTTGCCCCACGTCACGCAAACCAACAAATAAACGTTAATACACAAACAAACACACAAGTGAATAACATTACTAAAGATTTAATAAAAGAAACACTATTAGAATTTAATAATGAATATTGATGTTTTAAAAGAAGTATTATTAGAAGATTTTATATACTACCTTCGATGGTCGTTTAAAACAAAATATAACTCTAAATTTATTCTTACCGACAGTCATATTGAAGTATGCCAAGTTCTTATACGAGTTTACCTTGGAGAAATCAAAAAGCTTATCGTTAATATGCCCCCGCGTAGCGGAAAGACTGAAATTGTAAACACTTTTATCGAATGGACTTTAACTAAGCACCCTAAAGCTAAATACATTATGACGTCTTACTCAGATGTTCTTGTCGCAAACAGTTCTCAACAAATACGCGATATGTTTAACTCATTAGAACATAAAGCGATGTTTAATATCGAGACAAAAAAAGATACGCAAAGTAAAAAGCTATGGAAGACGTCAGAGAATGGAGGTGTTTATGCTGTGTCGAGCTTTGGGCAGATTACTGGGCATGGTGCGGGACTTAAGACCAAAGACGAGTGGGGTGGCTGTATTGTAATTGATGACCCGCTAAAGCCTGACGATGCGAACAGTCTTTTAAAGCTTGGTAAAGTTCGGGAATGGTACGAAACTACGCTATCAAACCGTATCAATAACCCTGACGTTCCTATCATTATCATTATGCAACGTTTACACACGGACGATCTTGTCGGGTGTATAGAACAAAACGCATTTAAAGATTTAAAAGAATGGGAAATACTAAAGATCAAAGCTGTAGACGAAGTTAATAACGTCTCGTTTTGGGAGGACTTCTACCCCCTTGATAATCTTGCAAAAATGAAAGAATCAAATACCTCTTATTATTATTCACAGTTCCAGCAAGAGCCGATCATTAAAGGTGGTAATAGAATTAAGATTGATTGGTTTAAGTGGTGGAAAGTATTACCTAAAATATCTCATTTATTTATCACGGTAGATACAGCACAAAAGACTAAAGAGCAAAACGATTACAGCGTAGCTCAGTGTTGGGCAGTAAGCGTTGATAAGGACATTTACTTAATTGATATGTTAAGAGGCAAATTTGAAGCCCCAGAGCTTCGCAAAAGGCTAAAACTATTCTATAACAAGCATAACAATAATGAAATAGCCTCACTTCGCAAAATGTACATTGAAGATAAGTCCAGTGGTAGCAGTTTATTACAAGATTTTAAATTAGAAAAAATGAAAATTGAAGCCGTACAGCGTAATGTGGATAAAGTTTTAAGGTGCGATGATGACAGCCCAAATATTGAAGCAGGGCGCGTTTATCTTAATGAAGAGATAGATCAAGTAGGAGATTTAATTGCCGAGGCTTCTGCGTTCCCATTTGGGAAACATGACGATACCCTAGACCCATTATTTGATGCTATTGAAAAAGGAATAGTTACTAGACGCAACTCATTTTTCTAATCTTTTATTTTTTGCTATGATTATACCAAGGAGTTGCCCATGTTTGATTTTTGGAAAAAGAAAGATGAAGTAGTGCTAGTTAAAATAAAAAAAGGTCTTTTAGATCAAAACTTTCAAGTAGATAATAAAGAAGCAATTAATGCGGTTTATAAAAATAACTTTCAGCGCACAGCAGAGCAACACTTTGCACCAACTGTTGCAATGGATAGCATAGACAGCACATTATCTCTTAAGCAGATCGACAGAGGAACGTTACCAGATAACCTTTTAATGTGGTACGGCTCTCAATCATTTATAGGTTATCAAACATGCGCTATGTTGTCTCAGCATTGGCTTATTCAAAAAGCGTGTAATGTTCCAGCGCGCGAAGCAGTCCGCAAAGGGTGGGAAGTTACCGTAAACGATGGAAATGAGGTTGACATTGAATTAGTAGCGCAACTTCGCAAACTAGAAAAGAAATACAAGCTCACCAAGAACATGACAGAGTTTGTTAAAATGGGTCGCGTGTTTGGTATTCGTATTGCTATGTTTAAAGTGGAAAGCACAGACCCTAAGTATTACGAAAACCCTTTTAACATAGACGGCATTAATCCAAACAGCTATAAAGGCATTTCCCAAATTGACCCGTATTGGTGTGCGCCTGAACTTGACACAGAATCAGCAGGCGACCCTTCGGCAATTAGCTTTTATGAGCCTACTTATTGGATTGTAGCAGGGCAAAGAATACATAAGTCGCATTTAGTCATTTTTAGAGGCGATGAAGTTCCAGACATTTTAAAACCGACTTACTTATACGGTGGGTTGTCAGTTCCGCAAAAGATTTGCGAACGAGTGTATAATGCAGAGCGCACAGCAAACGAAGCTCCAGCGTTAGCAATGAGCAAGCGTACCACTATGTTAAAAGTTGACATGGATAAAGTAATGTCCGACCAACAAGCGTTTGAGCAAACATTGCTTAAATGGATTGAATATCGCGATAACTTTGGTGTTAAAGTAGTAGGTATTGATGAAGATATGCAACAGTTCGACACAGCGCTTGGAGATTTTGACAACGTCACAATGACCCAGTACCAACTTGTAGCGAGCGCGGCAAACGTACCAGTTACCAAACTTTTAGGAACTACCCCTAAAGGATTTAACAGTACGGGTGAGTATGAAGAAGCAAGCTACCACGAAGAACTCGAGAGTATCCAAACTCACGACTTAGAGCCATTATTAGAACGTCATTACGCTATTTGTATTCGTTCTGATTTAAAAAAAGAATTTGAAGTGGATATTACATGGAACCCTCTAGATGCATTAACAGAAAATGAACAAGCAGACATTAACCTTAAAAAGTCTCAATCAGATCAAAATTATGTAAACATGGGTGCGATAGATGCGGGGATGGTGCACGAAAGATTAATTACCGATGAAAAAAGCGGTTACAATGGATTAACAGCAGAGGACGATTATGAAGAAGAAAGTGACATTAACACCAATACGAGCAAAATGGGTAGCACAGAGAAAGAAGACAATCCTGAAAGGCAAGCCACTCAATCATAATTTCGCAATCGGTGAACGATATAAGCAACGCTTAACCAAAGTAATCGAGCATATGCAAGCGGTCACTATGCGAGAAGTCAAAGCACTTTATAAAACAGATTACGCGCAAAGCCATTTTGCTATGGACGCTAGTATCGCAAGCCAAACTAAAATATTATTTAATGATCTCAATAAGCGTTTTGATAAAATGTTTAAAGACTTCGCAGTTAAAGTGTCAACGCAAACTATTTACCAAATTGACAACCAAAGCAAGTCAAGCCTAGCTGAAAGCTACAAAGACTTAACGGGTGGTATGGGTATTAATACGGACTTTAGTACCTCTCCACTCAACGAGACTATTAAAGCCTCTATCAATGAGAACGTGAATCTTATTACTTCAATTAGCGAAGAGTATTTGAAAGACGTTGAGGGGGCAGTTAACCGCTCAATCACTACTGGGCAAGGACTTAAAGATTTAATACCACAGATTGAAAACATTGGTGGCGTTACGCATAGAAGGGCTAAGAATATAGCATTAGATCAGACGCGATCTATTTATAACTCAATTAATAAAATAAGAATGGAATCAAACGGAATCAAAAAGTACGAATGGATTCACAGTCATTCTGGACTTCATGCCCGCCCTCTTCATGTAAGTTACGATGGTCAGATATTTAGTTTTGATGAGCCCCCTATTATTGATGAAAAAACGGGGGCTCGAGGAATACCAGGGCAAGCAATTAATTGTAAATGTAGCTTTAGACCAGTTATAGAATTTGATTAGGAAAATTTATAGGGTGCTCTAATTCATTGTCAATAACGTATTTGTCATAAGCTTTGGCGGCTTCAATATCTGATTTAAAATGACCTATGCTAATTGATTTATAATTTACCATTATTCTAGCTTGCCATTTTTTATTATCTTTTCTAAATCTAACACCTCTATATCCACTAGTGTTCACTTTACACAATAACCTAGTATTTCTAGCTTGGATAGCATTTGTAGTCCATCTGCAATTATTGGGTTCGTAATTTTCATTTACATTAATTCTATCAAGTGTTAAATTTACATCAAACCCGTTATTAATAGACCATTTTTTAAAATTAACATAACTATTTACCCATTCATCACATATGGTAATTCCTCTACCCCCGTATGATTCAAACAGTACATATTTTTTATTATATATGCGAGTTTTCATATTTATCCAAGCGGAATAAATTTTATTGTGCTTACTATCTCCATGATTTATTTTTGAGCATTTTCTACATTTTGCATATGGATTTTTATTAATTACAGATAACGGTCTTTCAAATAAAATATGGCAACACTCGCACTCCACGAGAACAAAAGTTAATGTTGCGTTTTTTGTCCCTACTTTTCTAGCACCTATAATTTTAATTATTTTCATTTAAGCCTCCTCAGACTTATAAATTTTTGTGAAAGGTTGTAGCTGAGGAGGCTTGTAACAACCTCTCGCAAAAACTTTTTACATTGTAATTATAGCATAATTATGCGCCCAGTGATTAGTTTTTAATAATGAAGCCCCTACTGTTTTATAAGTTCTTTATACGGGCGTGGAGGTAATGGCGGAGGAGTTGGTCTCGCATTCTTTGATGGTGGATTATACCCTTCTCTAGGATTATTTTCTTCTGCACAACATGGGTCATCATTTTTAAACTCTTTTTTCAACACTTTTTCATAGCGTGTAGAAAAATCCAAAAAAGACAACAACTTAAATAAATCGTCATCAATTTTATCAAATTTAACCTCTATTTTTACTGTTACATCGTCTAAAATCTTTGTGTGTTTAATTTTCATTTTGCCCTGCTTTATAATTTGTATATTCTTCATTGTTTAACCTTATGCTTACTAGAAAAGTTATATCATACCCAGTACAAAGACCAACTGACAAACATAATTTATTGTTATCTTCTATTATAACAAGCTCTTTGTGTTTTATTTGTTTAAAAGCAACAGAACCAATTACAGCGTTAAAGTTTTTACAAAAATATTCAATATCGATATCTGTATTTTATCTAATTTTAGTGCTGTCGATATAAGCCTGAACCTCATAAATTAACCTTAGTGTTTCATCCGTTGTTATTTTAAAATCGTCTAGTTTAATTATTTTCATCTTCTAATCTCCCTTAACACGCCAAATTCATCACGATAATATCTCGGTGGCATTGGACGTCTATCAATAATAATAACCTCTTGACGTGGTTCAATATAGCGTGGCGCATATTGTGGCTCACGATTGATTAATTTATCAACTAAGATAGCAGTTTCAAGCCCTATAAATAAATCACGGGCGTTGTCGTTGTGGCGTTCGTTGTGTTCAGCGTAAACGCTACTTAAAAGTAATAGTGTGCATAGTAGTGTTTTCATTTTAATTGTCTCCTTAAATTTTATTATTTACAAAACTAAAATCACGATTATAATCATTATCCCAATAAACACGTCTTTGACCGTTAAGAGTATTTTTAACATAATCCGTTAATTTTTCAGCAAGATATGAGCCTCTAAAATTATCCCAATCAATTATGCATTTATCTGTATCATTCCATATTGTAAAAACTAATTGCATTGATGGGTTGGTTTTGTTTGGTGTTTTTTATCCCAACACCATGAGCACCTGAAATAATAATCTTTACTATTAATTTTTAAATGATCATATTCTTTTATCCAGTCGTATTCTTCTATATCATATCCCCTTTTAATTTATCTAACAAATGGCATTAAGCCAAAAACTAACACACATCCAACACTTATAAATGATAAAATAATCATAAAAATTTTAGTTGTCATTTCTTTAGTTCTTTTTCGGTACTCATTTGGTAGCCTTTGGCTCAAATCTATTGCAGCAAAAATCAGTATCTACCTCTCCATATTGGTCAGTTATTACTGTGTTGTGCTCCATAGGGCAATCAGGGCATCTACATTCAAGCCAAACACTAGTTTCATTGCTATCTTCAAGACAATGTTTGCATTCCCAACAATTATTGTTTTCTTGTGCTTCAAGCTCGGCTATGGCTTCTTTAACACGTTTTGGAGTAACATCATAATCTGCAATCATTCTTTCTTCGCTACTGTCGCAATTATAAGAAAGTGACAGCAATATCTCTTTTGCTTTGCTCATTTGGTCGGTCTCCTTTTTAATCTTTCAAAACCACTCTTAAAATGGTTTAGAAAAACTTAGCCCCATTAAGAAGCTATTTGTGTTCTTATCCATTCGCAAGCTTTAAATATCGCTTTGGGTTCTGTGTCACTTACAAAATCTTCATCAACATCACCATCTTTGGTATATATGTCACATCTGTACTTTTTTGTTCTATGTGTGCTACCGCTGTATAAAACAAAATCTTTACCAAGTGCCCACTCTTTACACTTATGAGCTAGTTCGTAGATATTAATACCTTTTGGATATTGCTTTGCATTACTAATCTGCTCAATACCTTTAACCCACCCATAATGCACCAAAGGATAAATAATATTATCATCCCCTCCTAATTCTTTATAACTGCTACATTCAAAACCCAACACTTTGCTCAATAGCTCTTTACTTATCATCACAACCTCCTATTTTTTAAACTTGATGGCACGCGCAAATTAATAACACGCTTTAATACCGTAATTATATAACAAAATAATAGTAATGTCAATACCTTTTAACACAAATTTGCGTAAATAAATAAAATAAGTGATAATTACGTAATTTTTATAAACGAGGTGTTTAATGCCCGATATTAATAACATGGATTTACGTAGTGGTAGAGAAGTAAAAGAAGATGGAACGTTTGTTAACGAAGCCGATGCTATTCTTCCAATTAAGGCGGGCGTATCTGCTCATGTGTCTGTAGATTCATACCGAGCCGCAATCGTTCAAGGGAACGCGTATAAGGCAAGTTTTGCCGACACAACTGGCATTACTGCTGGAGTAAGCTATATTTACTACGTAAAAAATACAAGCGCAACTAAAAGTATATGGTTACGCCCTATTTCGTTTAATTCTGATAGCGGGCAAACTTTAATCAGAATTGTAAAAAATGGTAGCTTTACTTTGGGCGGAACAGTGTATAATCCAGCTGATTATTGCGATATGCAAGTAAGCGGAACAATCGCAATCGGAAGTCCGTATATTACGGGTACGTTTGATACTGCAAAAATAAAAGTAGGAATGTCTATAACTGGTAATGGAATTCCATATAAAGCTTTAGTGGGGGCAGCCACTAATTCACAAATTACTATGAGCTTAGTTGCAACTGCAAGCGGATTACAAAATCTTATCGTTTCATTGGCTACTCTTCCAGCTAGGAATCTTAATACTAACTTCGCATTAACTAATTTTGCAAGCTTAAAAACTTGGTTTCAAAATCCAACTGTTTTAGGAGCGGCTGTTGCCTATGCTGACAATGCTGTCGATCAAGTATTTAATACGATTGAATATGAGATGAAGCAACCTAGCTCACTTCCTGATTCACCGATTAATATTCTGCGCCCACAAGACGACTTCATGGCTATCCTAACTAACTACGGCACTACAAAAACAGCTTATAGCTTGGCTATAGAATGGAGTGAATTATAATGCCATTAGAAAAAGGCTCATCTCAAAAAACTATCTCACACAATATTGAAACTGAAATTAATGCAGGCAAAGACCCTAAACAAGCCGCGGCTATTGCGTACAGTGTTGCTAAAGATACAGAAAGCAATCGCATTGTCGATCAAAACGGCTTTGTAGAGATTAAAGCTAACCCTATTTCAAAAGTAGGGATATTTGATTATTCAGGTATGCAAGTAGGCGACAAAGAAACCCCAGATAAGATTTATAAGGTCTATCGCCCAGCCGAGGAACTTGGAAGTGAAGAGACAATCAACTCTTTCAAATTAATTCCTTTTGTTGATGAACATACAATGCTCGGAGACAATGGCAAACCAGCAGAAGAGAAAGGAGTGCATGGTACTACTGGCGAGGACGTATATTTGCAAGATGGCGTTCTTTATAGTAATCTTAGAATATTCTCAAACGCTTTAAAAAATCTCATTGAAGCAGGGAAGCAAGAGTTAAGCTGTGGTTATTCGTGTGACTACGATTTTACAAGCGGTGATTTTAATGGTGAGCATTATGATGTAATCCAGAGAAATTTAAGAGGAAATCATCTTGCTTTAGTGCAAGAGGGAAGAATGGGAAAAGACGTTAAAGTCTTAGACCACAAAATCACATTTGATGCAAAGGAGCTTTTTATGGAAGAAAACGAAGAACAAGAAGAAGTCGCTAAAACTCCAACATTGGAAGAATTGGCAGGAAATATTAAAGTGCTTATGGACTTTATGAATAAACTTAAACCGCTTGAAGAAGCAGAACATGGTAAAAGTTTAGACGAAGATAAAAGCGAAGAGAAAGCAGAAGACGAAGAAGTCGTTGAGAAAAAAGATGACGAAAAGAAAGAAGAAAAAAAAGATGGCATGGATGCGGCTTTAATCCGTAAACAAGTCATTAAAGAAATTTCAGATCGCGACAACCTTGCAAAACGTCTATCTCCAGTCATTGGAACTTTTGATAGTTCAAGCATGGGGCTTGATGAAGTAGCACAATATGGTGTTAAAAAACTAGGCTTGCAGGCTCCAAAAGGTCAAGAGATCGCAACACTTAACGGTTACTTGGCGGCTAGTTCAGTCAAAAAATCATCTGTTTCTATGGATAGTAAAACTCCATTAGTAACAGATGAAATTTCAGCATATTTAAACGGAGGCAAATAATGTCACAATCTACAGTCGGCTTATATCGTGGCTTTGGTGTCGTTGGCGAAAGATACAACGATAGCGCAATTAGAGTTAGAAACTGGACGCTCACATCAGGCGGCACAAATCCTAATACTATTGGTAATGCGTTTACGTATTCATCTGAAGGAGTTGCAACAGTCGGTGGCACTGGTTTTTTTGCTGGTATTTTAGGCTTTCCTAAAGAATACGTCCTTTATGGCACAAGTGCTGGCGGAACTCTTGCCCCTACATTAAATATGCCTGAGAACTCAATCGGTCAACTTGTATATTTCGGTGAAATGATCGTTAATCTTGCAACTGCCGCAACACAAGGCGATCAAGTTCAATACGATACAACTACTGGCGCACTAAGTGCTATCCCTCAGCTTACTTCAGTAACTGGCAGTATTGCAACTACTACATTGACTGTAACAGCCGTTGGCGCTGGGACTCTTTCAGTCGGTCAAGTTATTAGCGGTGTAAACGTTGTCCCCGGTACTGTCATAACAGCATTAGGCACTGGAACTGGGGGAACTGGTACTTATACCGTATCTGTTTCTCAAACAGCGGCAAGCGCAACGATCACAGCTAAAAACGCACCAGCTTCTGGCTATGCACTTGTTCCAAACGCTACCGTAATTGATTTTAATTTGTCTGGCGCTGGTATCTGCGTTATCAGATTAACAAACTAAGGAGACAATAGAGAATGCAAGAATCAAAAGTACTTAGCCGTATTGCGGCAAGAAATATTAAACCTTTCTTAATGAAAGACATGAACTCTATGGACTCACTTTATAAGTTGGGTATCAGCGTAGATGCGGGAAAGATCGAACAACTTTACGGAATGGATAGTTTAACACCAACGATTACCGCTGGTTCAATTACTATGCCAGCTCAATTTGGGCAAGCATGGATGCCCGGATTCGTTGAGACTGTTACAACCGTAAGAGTTATCGACGATCTAGTAGGTATGACAATTATCGGTGATTGGGCTGATAGCGAAGTCATTATGACTACATTAGAGCCTACTGGTTCAGCTGTAGACTATGGCGATAACACAAATATCCCTTTGGCTTCATGGAACTTAGAGTTTGCTCGTAGATCAATCAACGTCGGTGAGCTTGGCTTTATGGTTGGTGTACGTGAAGAAGAGAGAGCGGCTAAAGTTAGAGTAAGTGCGGCACAAGCTAAACGTGATGCAGTATCTAGTATCCTTGACATTAGACGTAATCAAATTGGTTTCGTTGGTTACAACTCAGGTAACACAAATACTTATGGTATTCTTAACGACCCATACATCGGTGCTTATGTTACTGTTGCGACAAATGCCGCGGCTACGTCTACGCTTTGGGTAAACAAAACGTTTAAAGAGATCACTGGCGATATTTTGACCGCTGTATCTAAACTTCTTACTCAATCTGGCGGACGTGTTGATGCCTATAAAGATGAAACTACTTTAGCGGTTTCACTAGCGGCTTATTCAAGACTTTCTACAACTACCGATTTCGGTATTTCCGTTAAACAATGGATTAGAGATACTTTTGACGGCAAAGTTAGAGTAGTAGCTGTTCCACAATTCGACGCGGCCAACGGTGGCGCAAATGTATTTTATCTCTTTGCTGACAAAGTAAACGAAAGCGGTACAGACGGTGGGCGTGTATTTGAACAAATGGTTCAAACTCGTTTACGTACTATTGGTGTTGAGCGACTAGCAAAAGGATATAAAGAAGATTATAGCAACGCAACAGCGGGTGTAATTTGTAAACGTGCTTACGCTGTGGTAAGATATTCGGGGATTTAATAATCCCCACCCATATTTTAAAAAAGGAAAAATAAAATGGCAAAATCAGATGAAATTTATGTTTATTCTACATTGACATCAGCGCAAGACTACGCGATCTATGAGACAGTTCCAAACAGTACACCAGTGCTAGTCAAAACTATTCATGTTGATGGTGGTGCAAACGTTGCAAACAAACAACTTTATACGCCATACGGTAGCAGAACTTTAGTATCAGCCGAAGATTTAGAATTTTTACAGAAAAATTTTGATTTTCAATTGCACATCAAAAACGGTTTTATCACAATTGATAAAGTAAAAAAAGATGTCGAGGTTGCTGTCTTAGATATGCAAGACAAAGACAAAAGCGCACCTTTAACCCCTGAAACAGATACAACCCTAAAACAAGAAATTTAAAATGGCTCAATTATCACTAAGCATAACGGACTTTAGAGCGCAATTTGCAGAGTTTGCAAGCACCACAACGTATCCCGATAGCACGATTACAATGTACTGGGATACTTCAATTCTATACGTAAGTAATGGCGATTATGGTTTGCTTAGTGGAGCTTCACGACAAAGAGCGATTTATTTGTTTATGGCTCACTTAATTAAACTAGGTGAGAATATAGCAAGCAATGAAGTACCGAACATGATTAGTGGAGCAACGATTGGTGGCGAGAGTGTTACTCTCGTACCGCCTCCGTTAAAAAGCCAATTTCAATGGTGGTTAAATCTTACCATTTACGGGCAACAACTAAACGTGCTATTAAGCTTAAAAGCTGTTGGAGGTATTTCCGTTGGCGGATTACCTGAAAATTCAGCATTTCGTAAATTTGGTGGCATATTTTGACAATTAAACACATTCCAAACTTAGCTTTAAAGAATGCTATTGAAGCAATGAACGGAAAACAGTTAAAAGTAGGTTGGAACGAAAGCGCACAATATGAAAAAGGTGGGCATGTTGCAGGCATAGCCGCTCAAAATGAGTTTGGAAATCCTGCTAAAAATATTCCTGCACGTCCATTTATGCGTCCAACTATTTCAGAATATAGTGCGCAATGGAGCGACAAAATGAACGTGGTATCCAAGCAAGTTATTAAAGGCGCAATGACACCGAATAGCGCGATGGAATTATTCGGTGATGTGGTTGCGGGTGATATTCGTAAAACTATTAGTGAAGTAACCAGCCCACCTCTTAAGGCTTCAACTATTCAAGCAAGACGTAGAAAGATGGCAAACGGAAAAGGCGTATCAACCACAATAGATAAACCATTAATTGATTCTGCCGTTATGTTTAATACACTTACGAGTGAGGTCACAAAATGAATGTATTGAAGATGGCGCAAAAAGTAATTAAGAAACAAAATTTTACTTATAATAAATTTACAAGTAGGACAAAAAACAGTATAGGGCAATATATCCCTACTTTTACATCATCAACTATAAGCGGAAATATCCAACCAATTAATAAAACTATTTATGAGCAACTTGGTTTAGATTTTCAAAAAACCTACGCGATGTTTCATATTTCAGAAGTAGACATCGACGACATAGGACGTGACACATCGGGCGATGAAATTATCTATAATGGGCATACATATCAAGGGTTGTCAAAACAACAAGATTGGTATTATCAACGAGGATTTATTACCATGATAGGAATTCAAATTGACTGATAATGACTTAATTAAAATATTTATGCCCATTATTGACAATGGTTTAGCAGACCAGCTTATAACCGCTGAGGTAATTAGTTCATACCAACCTAGCAAGCAAGGTGTGCCTAATGGTAAAACTGTATTCTTTGGCAAAATATTACCTGATAAAATTATAGGAACTCCAAAGCGTACAAGCGTTTATAACGCATTAACTGGTACAACTGATGACATAGATTATCAACGTGTGGAGAGTACATGGCAAATTGGTGCATTGGTAAAGCAAAACGCCTCAGCCGAAAGCATTACCGCAAGTGACTTGGCAAATATTGTACAACAAATTTTATGTTCAACTTATAGTATCGAAATACTTACAAATCACGGCATAGGCATGCTAAGAGTAACAAATGTTCGTAATCCTTATTTTGAAGATGATAAAGGGCAATACGAGGCTAGTCCATCTTTTGACTTTACGCTAGTTTATGATCGAGTAATTACCATTAAGGGTAAAATCTTTAGTGATTTTGAAGTGGGTTTAAAGCGTGTTTAATTTGCGCTTTTCGTAAATTAATCTTACAATCTTAATAATATAAATAGGAGCAGATAAATGGCAATTAATATCAAAAAATACGTTGACATTACTAGCGGTGTCGGTGGTGGTGCTTCTGTTGCACAGCGTTCTCTAGGTTTGAGAATGTTTACAACAAACGCAACTTTACCCGTAGATACTTTAGTAGAATTCACAACACTCGAAGACGTTGGAACATATTTCACTACTACTTCAGAAGAATACTATAGAGCTTTACAATATTTTGGGTTTGTTAGCAAATCAATTCAAACACCTCAAAAAATTAGTTTCTTTGCGTGGGATCATGCAGGTAGCGAAACGTTAACAGACTGTTTAACCAAATCAGCTCAACTTAGCAACAACTTTGGTTCTTTTGCGTTTATTGATAGTCTAGCATTGACATTAACACAAGTCGAAGAGATCGCAACATGGAACGCGGCTCAAAATGTAATGTTTATGTTCTGTCAATCTGTAACAGCGGCAAACGCTTCGGCATGGAGCACAGCACTAATCGGTTTTGCTGGAACTGCGCTTATCTTGACTGCTGGCGCAACGCACCAATACCCAGAACTTATGCCTTCTGTTGTTTTAGCGGCTACCGATTACAATGCAGTCAATGGTACTCAAAATTATATGTTTCAACAATTTGATAGCCTAACCCCTACGGTCACGACTACGACATTGTCAAATACATACGATACAGAAAGAATTAATTACCTAGGACAAACTCAAACTGCTGGGCAATACTTAGCGTTTTTCCAACGTGGAGACCTAATGGGTGGCTCTACTGCACCGATCGCAATGAACGTGTACGCGAATGAGATGTGGTTTAAAGATGCGCTTACCTCTAAGCTTATGCAATTATTGCTTGCACTTCCTAAAGTATCAGCAAATACAAGAGGAAAAGCACAAATTATGACTGTGTTGCAAGGTGCTATTAATCTTGCTGTCAATAACGGCACTATTTCAGTCGGTAAAACTTTAACGGATACACAAATTCTTTACGTTACCAACCAAAGCGGAGATAACAACGCTTGGCAGAAAGTTCAATCTATTGGTTATTGGGTCACCGTTTCAATTCAGAGTTATACTGGCGCAAGCGGTGCGACTGAATATAAAGCGGTTTATACGATTATTTATTCAAAAGACGACTGTGTACGCTCAATCAGCGGTTCACACGTATTAATTTAAGGAGCTAAAAAATGGCTAACAATGTAAGCGGATACGGTTTTATTATGAGTTTGGCGGCTTCTTATACTTTTCCTAGTGGTTTTGTGATCACGCAATTTGCGGACGATGCAGACCCAGTAACAAGCGAACCAGTCAATATCGGTGATGCGACTATGGGATTGAACGGTGATCTTATCACATGGCAAAAAGCTGAGCCTCTAAAGCTTAGCATTTCGGTTATTACTGGAAGTGATGATGATGTTAATCTTAGCATTATTGCCGACAATAACAGAGTAGGAAAAGGAAAATTTCCAGTTCAAGACGAAATCACATTGACTAAGATTTTTCCTGACGGTTCAATCGAAGTTTACTCTAACGGTATTATGGTAAGCGCACCAGTAGGTACTGGAGTTGGAAGTAGCGGACGTTTAAAAACTAAAACATACGGTTTTGTTTTTGAAAATAGATTTTAGTTAAACGCATAAAAAAAGGAAAATGATATGCAAAAAAGTGACTTAAAAACAGGAATGTTAATTAATAACAATTCTCTTTATGGATTAGGCACGGTAATTAAAGATTCTCTTTATGGTAATTGGTTTGAAAGCGCGGAAGGAGAAGACCCTTTTTTTAAAAATTATCCTATGATTAAAGAAGAAAATTACGATCTATTCTTTAAAGATTATATTCTTTATGATGGCAATGTAATGGTAAGCCTATCTCTTTTTAATGAAGACTTACAAGCATTAAATGGCGATGGTTCTTTATCACCAGAAAATAACATCGTTTCAATTCTTGTTAATAATAAGATAGGAGAGCGTTGCCTTTGGTGGTCAAGAGAAGAGGAACAAGAATAATGGCACTCCTTAAACCAAAAGAAATTACAATAATCGACCTTGACGGGGTAGAAAGATTATTTTTAATCTCTCGTTTTCCTGCAACGGACGGTATGGAAATATTAGTTAAACTGCCAATGAGCGCAATGCCAAAGATCGGAGATTTTGAAACTCTCAAAGCGGTACGAGATGACATTTTTAAATTTATCGCAGTCAAAACAGAACTAGGTGAAATTGTCTTAAGTACTAAAGCACTTATCGACAATCACACTAACGACGCTGAAACAGCAATTAAATTAATGAAAGAGATCATTGAGTACAATTTCAGTTTTTTTCAAAACGGGATAGTCTCCAGTTCCTTAACTCGATTAATGGAGAAAATCCCGTCCGTAGCACAATCAATATTGACCCGTTTATTGGAAGCATTATCGAAGCCAAACAAGCGACGCTAAACGAGTTAAGAACCATTTACACGTTAGAAGATGCTTTTTTAATGTGGGAGATTACCGCAATAACAAAATATAATGAGTATAAAGCTATTCAAAGGTCAAAAAGAAAGAATTAATTTTCTTTTTGACCTTTTTGTATTATAATAATACAAAAGTTTAAATAGGTGATTGGGTCTATCCTAGGGCTTCTAATCATCTTTTTAAAATTTTAGCCCTAGGAAGCTCAATATGAACAAAATAATACAAACAAAAATATGCACAAAATGTGGGGAAGAAAAAGAAATATCTTTTTTTCATAAAGCAAAATTAGGAAAACATGGGGTTGTCGCATGGTGCAAAGATTGCTGTAAAATATGGCAATTAGAAAATAAAGAAATGCTACAAATTGCCAATAGTGAATATAGGAAAAATAATAAAGAAATAATAGCGATTAGAGATAAAAAATATAGAAACAAAAATATAGAAAAACTATCATTAAAACAAAAAAAATATTATGAACAAAACAAAGAAAAAATATCTTTACAAAAAAAAGAATACGACAAAAACAATAAAGAAAAAATATCTCTGCGAAGAAAAGAATATTACCAACTGAATAAAGAGAAAATATCTCTTGCTCATAAAAAATATCATCAAAAAAATTATGATGCACTATACGCAAAACAAAAAGAATACAATCATACGTTTATTGGAAAAATGATAAAAAAGAATACAAGGCACAAACGTAGAGCTATAGAAAAAAAAGGAGATGTTACCACTGCACAACTAATGGAATTACAACAAAACACTAAAGTTTGCTATTGGTGTGGGTGTAATTTAAAAAATGTTAAAAAACATTTAGACCATTATATACCATTATCTAAACGTGGAAAACATACATTAAGTAATTTAGTAATGAGTTGTAGTAAGTGCAATCAGTTAAAAAGCTCAAAAGACCCTATTGAGTTTGCAAATAGTTTAGGTAAACTTCTTTAATTTGGCAATTTTTTAATATTGTTGTAAAATTAAAACAAAAAAGGTAAACCAATGGCACTTTTAGACACATTCTTCATCATGTTCGAAGCTGATACCTCAAAGCTCGATAAAGGAATGAAAGATGCGGATAAAAGCTCCAAAGATTTAACAGCTACTTTATCCGACACCGATAGCATATCAAAAGTTCTAACCGAATCATTTAATAAAATGGTAATTGAGTTAGGAGCTATCGCAGTCGCTGGGCTATCTGTTCAAAAAATCATAAGCGAATTTAACGAGGCTATCTCATTCAGCGACAAACTCGGCAAAATGAGCAACGCTATCGATGTTAACATTAAAGACATGGGTGCGTGGGGTGAAGCTGTCAAGATCAATGGCGGTAGTGCAGAAGGCTTTCAAGGAACTATTAAATCCATGACGAACGACTTTAACCAATTAGGTATGGCTGGAGTTAGTTCCACTATGCCGTTCTTTGCTCGCTTGGGGATTAATATTCAAAATTCCAATGGACACATACGAAAAGCTATTGATTTACTTCCTGAATTAGCCGATAAATTTGCAAAAATGGAAGACAAATCTATGGCAATGACTTATGGTAAAAACCTAGGACTAGATGAAGGCACAATTATGTTACTTCAAAAAGGTCGTAAAGCCGTTGAAGAGCAAATCGAAAAGATGAAGTCCTTGGACGGGATTACCAAAGAGAACGCTAAGGCTTCGGCTAGTTTTCAAAAAGCAATGGACGAAGTTAATTTTGCATTACGTGGAGCAAACTTAGAAATATCTACCTCTATACTCCCAGTTATGACTTGGTTTATGGAAAAGATAGAAAGCATTATCCAATTCTTTAGAGAAAATAAAGAATTTGCAGAAGGCTTTTTTATTGCAATAGGAACAGCCGTAGCGGTGTTTTTAGTTCCTCCATTAATAGCTGCTTCTACAGCACTATGGGCATTAATAGCACCTTTTGTTGCAGTAGGCGCGGCTGTGGTTGCGGTAGCTGTGGCGTTTGCCTTACTATATGATGATATAACCAACTTTATGGACGGAAACGATAGCTTAATAGGTCAAATATCGGAGAAATATCCTATTGTGGGGGAAACAGTAAAAGATTTAGCAAGCGCATTTACATTTCTTAAAAATGTTGTCGGCTCTGTTTTAGGGTTTTTAGTAGATGCTCTTTTTGCCCCAAGCAAAGCATTTGATAATTTTTTTAATAATATAGGCGTTTCTATTGATGGATTGAAAGATCGTTTCAAAGAATTGTTTAGGTTTTTTGACGACATGAAAGACAAAGTTGAAAACAACCCGTTAACGAAAGGTGCTAAAAGTGCATGGGCTGGTACTATGGAATTTCTAGGTGTTGATAGCGACAGAAAAGAAGATAAAAAAGAAAACTTAACAGAAGTGGCAAAAGAAGCTAAAAAAGAAATAGCCAAAGAAGCGCCAATACCTAAAGATATTTTAGGATTAGAAAGTGTTATTATGCCAGCTAAAGAACAAATAGCAAACGCAAACAGCGCACCAATTAATCAAATGAGTAGCAATGCAATCTCTAACATGCGCGGAGATACTAATTCAAATATTCAAATTGATAAAATTGAAGTGCATACACAAGCGACTGATGCAGAAGGAATGGCTTTGCATGTTGGCAATGCTTTACAAGATCATCTCCAAACAGCGGCTATGCAATTTAGTGACGGGATACAATAATGGCAGATAATTCACAAAAAATAACAATCGTTGGTATTTACAACGGTACTAAGTTATTATTTGAAAATGCAAAAATAACAAGCGCACGAGTTAGAGAAAACGCGAGAATGATGGAACACCCTATTGAAAGCGGTTCTATTATCACTGATCATAAAATATTGATGCCTATTGAGATTAGTTTTCAAGTAATCATATCAAGTTCAGATTATAGATCGGTGTATGCTTCTATTAAAAAAGCCTATGCAAACTCATCGTTTTTGATTGTTCAGACAAATAGTGGGGCTTATAAAAACATGGTTTTGCAAGCTATCCCTCACGAAGAAAATGCAAACGTTTACAATGCTCTAATAATGATGATTAATTTAAAAGAAGTGTTTATAGTTGGCTCAAGGGGTATTAGTAATCCAAAAAGTGCAACAAACGGAGACACTAAAAAAAGCGGAACACAACAAGGCAAAGAAGCCCCAAAAGGCAGCTGGATTGGCAAAAAAAAGGTATTCGGATGATACAAATAGACTTACAAGCAATTCCTAACCAAAACTTTACTATTCAATTAGAAAACAAGAATTATGATATTACTATAAAAACAATTGATGCAAACAATAAAATGTGCATTACTATTTTACGTGATAACGTAGCAATTATTTCAGGTTTTGAGCTTATAGGCAATATGCCTATTATTCCTTATCGTCATTTAGAATATGGAAATTTTATTATTGCAACGAATGACGATAACATGCCAGACTATACACAATTTAACGTATCACAGTTTCTTTATTATGTAACTGTATCGGAATTGGTGGAAGCTCGTGTTTGATGATAGACTATTAAAAGTCTCCGTAGGTTCAAAAGAATACGAGGGCTTAAAGATTGACGTAAGTGGTAGCAAGTACGACAACTCTATTGCAAATGATGCCACAGTTAAGATCACAAACTTAGATCGTGCAACGCGTGATTTTATCCTTACCGAATCAACTCCATTTAGGCAAGGAATGGTTAATCAAAAAGTGATTGTGTCAGCTGGTCGAAAGTCAACTGGCTATGCGGTTGTATTTGTTGGCGATGTATTTCGTTCAACTATTTCACAGCCTCCAGACATTGGATTAACAATTAAGTGCATGACTGGCTTTTCTAGTCAAGGCGTTATGGTTTCTAACCCGCAAGGTGAAGAAACACAAGTAAGTGCTATAGTGACAAAAGCCGCAAGTAATCTAGGGCTAAAACTTGTTAATGAATCAACTGATAAAAAAATAGCAAATTATAGCTATAACGGTTCAGCATTTAAAGAAGTTGGGGAGCTGAACAAACTAGGTGATTATAACGTGTACATTGATGATGATAAATTAGTTATAAAAGACAAAGGAAAGCCCTTAAGCGGTGCAACTCCTTTTTTAAGCCAAACTACGGGAATGATTGGAATACCTGAAATAACAGAGTTTGGTGTGCGTGTTAAATGCTTATTTGATAACAATATAAAAGTAGGTTGTGCCATTACCGTTCAAAGTATTTTAAACCCAGCAGTAAACGGAACTTACACGGTTTATCGTTTGACGTTTGACTTATCAAATCGTGATACACCTTTTTATTATACTGTTGAAGCAATGAGGAAACTATAATGACAAACTACCCAGACATTGACCCCTCGGACGTTGGAAACTTTTCGGGGATATTAAAATATATTTTTGGAAAACTTCAATCGCAAGTTGATGGAATGTTACCCGCTCGTATTGTAGCGTATGATCGTGCCAAAAATAGGGCTACCGTTCAGCCATTGATTAAGAATTTAACAACCAGCGGGTTTGTAGCAAGTAGATCACAGCTTGCAAGTATCCCAGTAATGCAGTTTGGGGGCGGTGGTTTTGTTTTTAATTTCCCTTTCAAATCTGGCGATCTTGGATGGATAAAAGCAAGCGATAGAGACATAAGTGTATTTTTACAATCATTCGAGGAAGCACAACCCAACACGTTACGCACGTATTCTTTTAGCGATGGCGTGTTTATTCCTGACGCGATGAAGGGTTGGACTATAGCTGGAGAAGATACGGACAACGCTGTCATACAAACTCTTAACGGAAATGTGCGTATTTCCATAGGCGCAAGTGGAGTAAAAATTACTTCTCCATTAATTACATTAAATGGGGACACAATAATTGACGGAACTTTAAGAGTTACTGGTGCGGTTACAGCACCAAATTATATCACGGGGTAAAAATGAAAACTTTATCAGTAAATTCAAATAACGATATTCATATTTCTAATGGCAGTATAGTAATGTCGGACGGGTTAAGAGCTTTAGCAAACACAGCTGAACAAAACGTGAAAACTTTGCTCGGTGAATTAGTTTTTGATACTACGGCTGGGGTCGATTATTTTGGCGTAGCATGGAACGGAAAGCCAAACGTAACTCAGCTTGAAAACTACATCAGAACTCAAATACTAAATACTGACGGAGTAACCAACATTCAAAGCCTTACAGTATTTGCGCAAAGTGATAATTTTTCTTATACTGCCGTTATAGAAACTATTTACGGGGAGGCTAAACTTGGCGTATGATTTTGTAACAACGACAGGCATAGTAGTAGCCGATACTTCAAACATATTATCAGAAGTCCAAGCACAATGGACTGACACATTTCCAGATTTAGACTTAACCGCCTCAGGTCCACAAGGCTTAATGATAAGTGCAGAAACATTAAGAAATAGTGACATTCAAAACTCAATGGTACAAGTAGTTAATCAATTTAACCCTAATTACTCAGGCGGTGTATTTTTAGATGCAATGTGTTCTCTATTTAATGTGCAACGTGTTCAAGCGACTTATACCATAGTAACTGCAACATTAACGGGAACTAGCGGTACTATTATTCCTAGCGGTAGCTTGGCAAGCAATACTAATGGAGACAATTTTCAACTTTTAAGCACAGTTACCATTCCGAGCGGTGGCACTATTGATGCAATCTTCCAAGCCGTAACAATCGGCTCTGTTAAATGCTTAGCTGGTACTTTAAACACTATTCAAAGCGGAATAGTTGGGTGGACTGGAATTACTAACGCAACGGATGGAACTGTAGGCATAAACGAGCAAACAGATTCAAGTTTAAGATTATACCGAAGCAATACACTAGCAAATCAAGCCGTGCAAACTACGGACGCAGTTCAATCGGCTCTATATCTTGTTGATGGTGTTAAATCGCTTACATTTAGAGAAAACTATACTCATGCAACAGCTACGATAGACGGAATAAGCTTAGTAGCGAATAGTATTTGGGCGTGTATTTACGGTGGTGCTAATGCTGACATAGCCAAGGCAATATTAGGAAATAGATCGGCTGGGTGTAACTTTAATGGAGCACAAAGCGTAGCCGTTACAGCTTCAAGCGGGCAAGTAATTAATGTTCTTTTTGATCGTCCAACAACTATTCCATTTTTAGTTCGCATCACTGTTAAGCTTTCATCAAATTCTAGTGTATCAGCTACTCAAATAGAAAACATAGTTTACAATTATGCAAACGGTTTAATAGATGGAGAAGCTGGGTTGACGGTTGGTGCAAACGTGTCACCGTTTGAATTGGGTGCTTATGTTGCTTCATCTGCTGGCGTTTATGTTAAATTAGTAGAAATTGCACCAGCTAGTACTGGAACTTATCAAAGCACCGAATACGCAATAGCGCTTAATCAGATAGCCCTTATCCAAAGCGCAACAGCCGTTCAGGTTATATTATTATGACCGTAGAAACTTTTGATTTTGAAAGCAACTTATTACAAGTTCTTTTATGGCAATATAACGAAGCTGCAAATATTCAATCTTTGCTTGAAAAAAAACAAGAGTGGACAGACCAAAATGTTACGCAATTTATTAATGATTGGTATGACAATGTCTATAATTTAAATACAACCAATGAATTTGGATTGCAAGTTTGGGCAATTATACTCGGGGTTAAATTTGATCTTGCAACGGTAACCATCACACAAGCTTTTGGCTTCGATCATAACGGAACTTTTGACACATCAACTTTTGCGCCCGAAAATGGCACGTCTCTTACCATAGAGCAACGAAGAACTATTTTAAAATTTCGTTATCTTTATTTGACTACAAACGCGACAATAGATAAAATAGATTCAGCAGTTAAAGCAATACTAGGTAATACCGCGATGGTATACGATAATTTAGACATGACCTTGACCGTAGCAATGGCAAATTATCCAGACTTTTATACTAAGTTTATTTTAGATAATTATAATGTAATCCCACGCCCCGCTGGCGTAGAATTAAAGTACGCTTTAGGATATAGCAGGTGGTTTGGCTTTGATGGGAGTCTTGGTAATAATTTCGATAATTCAAATTTTGGAGCTTAATAAATGGCAAAATATATAAAATATCAATGGGCATCTAGCGGTGATGTGGTAGCCGTGCCAGATGCCACGCAAGGCGATGGTAGTGTTTCATATCAAACTGGATATGGAGCCCCTTATTCAATAGCTTATGGAAGCACTGGTTATAAAGCGATAGAACGTACCAAATTAAATGGTGCGCTAAATGATATTACTGGAGTGTTGCAACAATACCAAGGAAATGGTTTTCCAGATTTTATTACTTCTGCACAAAATGGAGGAACGGCATATTCATATTCATTAAATGCCATGGTACGATATGACAACGGAACTAATGTATCTGTTTATAGAAGTTTAAAAAATAGTAATACTTCCTTGCCAACAGTTATAGCCGATTGGGCATTACAAAAATATGGAAGAGGAAACCCATGTGCAAGGGCTATTAGTTCAACAAATCAAACCGTTTCTCCTTCAACATGGACAAAAGTTGTTTTTTCAGGCGTTATATTTGACACAACAAGCAATTTCGCATCATCTAGATTTACAGCAACTGTTGCTGGGTATTACAATATTATTTCTTTAGTTGGGACAGCTGCGCAAGCTTCTGGAACATTAGCAATATATAAAAATGGTACTAATTACTCCCAAGGAATGACTTTTTCTACTGGGACAAGTACTACTTTGGATATTTCGGATGTTGTTCCGCTGTCTGTTGGAGATTACGTTGAAATATATATATTTACTGGAGCGACAACTGTTGCAACAGGATTTACTAGATTTTCCATTGCTCTTGTTGAGGAGATATAATGACTTTATATGAACAAATAAAACAAACTTTTCCAAATATGGACGATAACAAATTTATTGACGGAACTATTGTTTTACAAAACGATAGCGATGATAAAGGAGATTATATTAAAGAATGGAATTACGATCAACCATTACCAAAAAAAATGAAAATAGGAAAAAATAATGAATAGCCCTATAACACAAGATATGATAGTAACAGTAGGGACAAATGGGGACTATCAAAATATAAATGATGCCTTAGCTTATGTAAGTGACTTTTACCCTATTTATAAAAAAGGTGGAATAAACAGAGAAATAAAACTATTAAGCGGTTTTGTTATGGCAGAGCAAATTTTGGTAAGCGGTTTAAATTTGGGCGGAGTAAAAATAACTGCCGAATCTGAAATAACCGTTGATGCAAGTTTCCTAACAACAGAATTTCATGGATTTTATCCGCTATTTGGTGTAGACAATGGCGGTACATTACCAACAATTCACGCAACATTTAATTATGTTGGAACGTCTGCAGTAAATAATAAACACGGAATTTTGGCATTTGGGGCTGGCTCTAGCGCAAATATTTCTGGTGGGTTAAAGAATGTCCATGGAGATGCAATATTTGCATATAGAACAGCGAGTATTGATGCTTCTTTTGCAGATTTGTCTGGAGCAAAAGAATATGGGGCATATGCACTAAGAGCTGCAACTATAGATGTCGGTGGGGCTACTGTAACAAATGCAGGGGTGGCGGGAGCTTATGCAATAGGCGCTTCTTCTATAAATGCAGGGAGTGCAAATGTAAGCAACGCAGGTCAGTTCGGGCTATACGCAAGTGAAACTGGGCTTATAAATGGGGCTTCTGCTATCGCAGATTCTTGTGGATATACTGGGATATATTCTGTAAGAAATTCTTTATTATGTGCTCATGGTGCAATTATAAGAAACCAAACAGTCGGAGGTGCTTGTGTTGTATGCATAGGGGGCTCTTTTGTAGAAGCGTTTAGCCTTATAACTTATGGCTCTACTGTCCCTATTTTAAATATTCCTGCCAATACTATTTTGGCAGACGGAATTATTTCACAATGATTTCTAAAGTAAAGGTTTAAAATGGAAGTAGAAGCAATCAACACAGCCGTTCAGGCAAGCGCAAGCTTTGAGAAGTTAAGCATCGTTGGGGTTATGTTTATCATTATTGTAATTTTGTCATATGTTGTTACTGTAAGAAAAAAACAAGATGATCTCATGAATGAAGATAGAGAAAAACTTAACGATGCGCTTGAAAGAATTGCCACTTCCTCGGAAAATAACAATTTGTTAACGCGCGAAATGATTCAATTTCACAAAGAAATTATTCAACGCGATCTACATGATATTAAAAATAAACAAGATCAATGTTTACAAATTTGTAATAGAAGAGGGTAAATGAAAGAGCTTTTCTTTAGAAACGGTCAACTTAGCTCAACAAAAACACCGCATACGATAAGCTTTATTATTATCAGCCTTATTTTAATTTGGCAAAATTTTCATAGTGGTGTTAGCGTAGATTTAGCAATGGCATATATGGTTACATACGGTGGCTTAAGCGCAATTTCTAAATACACAGATACCCGCGCAAATGTGGACATGGAGAAATTTAAATCAACAAGAAATAGAGATCAGGAGTAACATATGGCAATATTTGAAAATAGCATGAATATTTTAATGGGTCTTGAATTTAGCAGTTCATCAAATGCTTTAGAAAAAAATGATACGGAAAACGGCTATACTTACATGGGCATTTATCAAACTGCCAATCCATCGTGGGATGGTTGGGATATTATCAATCAATTCATGGCGAATAATGATGGAGAGCCATTACGCGACATTTCAAAAAAACTTTACGCAATAAATGATCTTACAGAAAAAGTATACGATTTTTATTTTGCTATGTTTTGGAAACCATACCGATTAAGCGAAATAGAAGCCCAACACAAAGCAGACGAACTATTTGTCTTTGGGTGTAACGCTGGCATGAAGAGAGCTATTAAGTGTGCGCAAGATTTAGTGGGCGTAACAGTAGACGGCATTATAGGAAGCCAAACAATTCAAGCAATAAACGATTTTGATTATAGTTTATTCGATAAAGAGTTTGATGATAAAGAGATTGAATACTACAAATCATTGGTACAGGCTAACCCTAAAAAAAGTATATTTTTAAATGGTTGGATTAATAGAGCGGAGGCGGTTTAAGATGGGAACATTATTTAAAACTACGCTAAGCTTCTTTACTGGCAGTAGTTTATGGGGGTGGGTATGTATTTCAGCCGCTGGAGTAGCATTAGCCCTTGGATTGTACGTTGCTGATTTAAAACACGTTATATCTGCGCAAGGGGATACGATTACAAAACAATTAACCGATATAAAAGAATTAAGGCAAACGGTAGCCGATAAAAAAGCGGAAATTAATGTGCAGAATGCAACGATACAATCTCAAAAAACAGACTACGCCAATAACTTAGAAAAACAAAAAAAATCTAGCATTATAATTAAAGAAAAATATCGTTTAATAATAGAACAAATTAATAGCTTCAAAGGAGATCAGAATGTTAGCTCTTGCCAAAATGCTAATAGTTTTCTTAATAGCGTTTCTTATTAGCGGGTGTGCAGATAAACAACCATGTATAGATCAGATCGTTAATGTTCCCGTTAAGTGCATTATTCTACCTCGTGAAGCTCCTGCGCTTGAAAAGCAACAATTTCCAAAGGGACAAGAATTAGAACAAGTAAAACAACTTTACAGAAATTTCTTAAAAATGAAAGAGTTTAGCGAGTTATTGCAAGGTGATATACAAATTTGTCAATAATTGTGATATAATACAATCCTACCTCAATCTTTCACATCTTTACCCTTTTAGCCCTCTTTAATAGGAGGGCTTTTTTATTTTAACATATCCCTTAACTCTTCCTTGACAATTTCTTTAATAAGCTCTCTAAGTGCTTTGGGGTTATCGTTTTTAGGATGCTTTCCTTCTTTAACGCTAAAAGGCTTTTTGTTTTTTTGCGCTTCTTTCCCACATTCTGTACAATCCATATCAAGGGGGATTCCATGTGCACATGATGGCATAGTAGATCGAACGGCACTCCATCTTCCATCTTTTCTAGTTGCTTCCATTTTTTTATCAAAGTGTTTGTATTGGTCTGTTACATCTATCCAAAAGTTTTTATTTGTATGTGTTTCAAATCTAACAACGTCTTGTTCATTTATAATTTTTCCAATATAATTATAAAAATGATCATCATTAATAATTATTTCTCCTCCGTGCAAACTATTAAACTTAACTACCACCGTACCGCCATTTTCTTTAAACCACATAGGGTATTCAAACTTTTCCATTTTCACTCCATTTCATTAATTAAAAATTCACGACCTTTGATCGTCTTTTCTAGGTATGTAACCATCGCTTGCTCTTCGCTTGTAAACTCGTGTAGTGGCTTATTATTAATAATCCGTTGCTTATGTGCGATTGCCCCTTGTTTACACTTTTGTAGCGCTTCGTAGTAATTCATGCTTACTAACGTACGAGGGTCTATGCCGTAAAGGTATTTTGTGCTGTACTTCATGCGTTAACTTTCAAAATCTGTTAATTCTGTAAACTCTACATAAGCCGTAATAGGCTCAACTTCTTCAATCTCTTCAGCTTGTTTAACAGATAGTAAATATCGCTTCGTGTTTTTGCCTTTGCAACTAGGACACTCCGTATAGTGATCGCTAAAAATAGCTTCGCAGTCGTTACATATTTTCATAGTTCTACCTTTTTTTCTTCTTGCTCAACTTCAATCGAGCATTTTACATTTATGCTTCTAGTAAAAAATTTTATTAAATCATTATAGCATTGATCGTTAATATAAAAAGACACATAAGCGTTTGTTTTTTTAGTTTCAGCTTTAATCTCTCTAATTCCAAACGGTACATATTTTTTAAATGTCATTTATAAACTCCTTGAATTATTGTATTTTTTTGAGACTGCAAATTTGCTTTAACAATCTCTAACTTTTTAATATTTTCGTCAACATTTTTGATCTTTGCGTCAAGCTGTTTTAATTTTGCTTCTTCTCGTGGGGTCATTTATTACTGCTCCCGAAGCCACCAGTACGCTCTGTTTCGCTTTCAATGCCCATTAAGTACCCTTTATGCTCTACAAGTGTGCATTGAGCTATTTTGTCACCTTTGTTGATTGCATATGGCATATTTGTTTTAATATGAAGACCATCTCCTTTTCTATATACATCATTTGAAATTACGTCAATATGAAATTCGTTTAACGGATTATGCACAATTAACCCCAACTCATCAGGGTAATCAAGGTCGATAACACCAACTCCAATGATAAGCCCTTTAGCTCTTAAGCTACTTCGTGGGTAAAGCGATAAATAGTGTGTGCTTTTAAATGCTTTTTCACACGCGCCTAGTGGGTAGTTATCACCATTTAACATATCATCAATGTCTGATAAATCAATCTTCACCCCTAAAGGAATAATCTTTGTTTCTCCCGCCCCTATGACCACATCAGCGTTAGCGTATAGGTCAACCATTGCCGAATATTTTGTCGCTCTTGTTGGTGCAGTTGCACCTTCTAATACTTTGAACATTATTTACCTTTTAAAAATTAATATTTCCTAGCTTTTTGTTAGTACTATGTTCTAAATTGTTATCAATAACATATTTATCGTAAGCTAACGCTCCATCTATAGCATTTTTAAAATAACCAAGATGAATTCTTTTTTTATTTACCCCTATCTGAACAGTCCATAAATTACAAGCTTTTGAAAAAGAAACCCCTCTAAACCCAGATGTGTTTCTATCTGTCATTCTTGTATTTCTTGCTTGTAATGTTCTAGTAGCCCAACGACAGTTATTAGGTTTATAGCCCCCCATTGGATTAATTCTATCAATTTCAAGCCCAATTTTGTACCCATTTTTTAAAGACCATTCTATAAATTTTTTAGGATTAGTTAGCCATTCATCACACATATTTATTCCAATAGCCCCATATCTATTAAAATTTTTATGTTTTTCGTCATAACATCTTTTTTTTATGTTATACCATGCTTGATAAATTTTGTTATTTGTTAACCCATGAGTAGTTAATTTTATTTTGGTTGAACAACTTTTGCATTTTGTTGTATCCCCAGTTTTTACGCTTTGTACTCTTGTTTCAAAATCATTTTTACATATAGGGCATTTGTACAGCCCAAACCTTATAAATCTATCATTTATTTTTTTTGTACCCAAATCTTTTAATAATGTCATATTTTGCACCGCCCCATAAATATTTTTAAAGATGGTGTATTATATCTGTTTTAGTCTTAAAACGTGCTTCATAATCTTCTCTTGTCATTGTCTCTCCTTTTTAAATTTATCAAACAACTCTATGACATTAGCCCATCTTTGGAATGTACCTTTATCAACTAAATTTTGTTTATACCCAAACCAGCGAGTTAAATACACATAAATTGATCTCTCATTTTTGTATATTTTATGTTCTACGGTCAATTTACCAAACTCAAAAACAAGTTTATGATCTTCCAACCAGTAACAAATTTCTTGCAATTTACTTTTAAAATCGTTTTGCTTGTTAATAGTTGCGACATAATAATCAAGGCATTGTTTAGGGTCTAGCCCTAAGCCTCTATTTTTGTTAAGCATTAATAAAAAATTATCAGATTTGCCAAGCATTCTGGAATAATAAGAAAAACCACCAAGCTTAACCCACTTTTTCATCTTGCAAATCCTTTTTTTCTAATCTTGTCATGCTAACGTATTCAATCCAACATGATTTGCAAACGTGCGTACTTGTGTAAAATTCAGATTTATTAAACTTTTCTTTACACACGTTACACGCAATTGACAGACTTAATCTTTTCTTTTTCTTTTTTATGTAGGCATACAGTACGTTTAATTGTTTTGTGTCACTTTCGCTCATACTAATTCCACCAATGGTAAGAAATACCAATAGCCATAAATGCGCCTAAAAAGCATACCCCAAGGAGTAAACTTACTATGTCTATCTTTTGTTTTAAGCTCATTTGGTAGCCTTTAGCTCGTGCATGTATAGTTCAATGTCTTTTAGTGCTTTACTCATTGGTCGGTCTTTTATGCAAACACTACAAAACGGTTTTGGCTTTTAACTTTATCTTCTAAAGAAGCAGTTTTAAGTTTTTCGTTTTGTAGTTCAATTTTAAGCTTCATGTAGCGACTGTAAAAATCACGTACTGCGCCAACTGTTACCGTAAAAGTATCTAACGCATAAAGATCGCTTTTTGCTATTTCATCTACGCCCCATAGTTGTGTGCCGTCTAGTGTTGTTTTCATTTTGCACCTCTTCTTTTTAAAATAACAATTTGCAACCGTTGTAAGTATTTTGCTGTTAAGTAGGTCATTTTGTTTGCTCCATATTTTGTAATTTAAAATATATTAAACGACCGTCAGTTTTTATAACTTTTTTAAATGGTAAAATTTGCTTTATTGTTTTTTTTGACAATGTTGGTTTTGGTGAAGAACTACTCCACATTGATGGATTTTCTTTTGATTGTGATAATAATTGCACGCAACATCCATTATCTAAAAACAAATCTTTTTCTGTAATTTCGTAATTATGTCTTCCTATTTTTAAATTCATCTCATCTCCTCAAACATTACGCAACCGCCAAGTTCTGCGATTTGCATTTCAATATCAACGGACAAACACGTTACAATGTTGTCTTTATCCGCACCGCATAGCTGATCGCCTACGTCTTTATCGCACCCCGCATATAATTTGCACGTTAAACATTTTTCTAAAAAAGTTGGTGGCTTTGCAAACATTTCTGTAATTGCTTTGTCTGTGTCGTATTCTCTTTGTGTGTCATACATTATTTATTCTTTTTCATCTGAGAAAATAAGCCTATTAACGCTAATAAAATCAGATAAATCGTCCATATCATCTTTAACATTTGGGTCATAAAGACAATTCATCACATCAACGCTTTGGGCTGAATTGTTGAATGCTTCAATGATTTCATTTTCTAAGGAATCATTATCCATATCACTTAATACTTCTTTTAAAACTGAATGCAACTTATTCATATTTGCGGTTGCATTTTTTCTCATCCCATTAAAACTTGCTTTCATCTTTAACCCCTTTAATAAAATTTACTAAACACTCATTAAATGCTTAACACATAAACCATTTGTTGTATGTTTTAGATTGTTATCTATAACATATTTATCATATGCGTATCCTGCTTCAATTAAAGTATTAAAAGAACCTAATTTTATACTTTTTGAGTTTACCATTATTCTTGATGTAAATTTCTTTTTATTTTTATCAAAAGAAGCACCTCTATACCCACTTGTATTATTTATTCTTATTTTTCTTGTATTTTGCAATTGTGTATTTTTATTAGCCCACCTACAATTATTAGGCTCATAATTTCCGTCATTGTTTATTCTATCAATAGATAAGTTATTGTTATAACCATTAGTAATAGCCCAATTATAAAAAGACATAAAATCATTACGCCATTCGTCACAAATAGTAATTCCACGACTACCATAGTTTTTATAATTAATATTGTTTTTATTAAAACATCTAGTTTTTATATTTCCCCAAACTCTATATATATTAGTCCCAGTCATATTATGTTTACTTTTTCTATATATCATTTATTATCCTTTAACCACTGGGTAACAAGCATATTAATACATTGCGACATAGGCATATTTAACTTTTCTTTCATAAGTTTTAGCTTTGCATGAATTTCTTTTGTAATTTTAACCATCACGGTAAACTCCTTTTTTTATAACGTAAAGTTTACCGTTAGTTATATTAAAAGATTATTAAAATTGCCCTATACTAATAGGGCTTTATTTATTGCATAAATTGTTTTTTGATGTTTTCAAATTCTTCTTTAGAAATTAAAATATCTTTTCCATCTATGCTAATTTTGACTTTCTTTTTTGTTAAATCAATACCAGTACATTCAAGCAAAATTTGTTCATCAAAATTAGGTAATCCTCTGATAAATTCTTCATCTTCTGGCACGACTTCCAACCCATTATTTTTTTCTTCATTAACTTTTAAATAACCTTGTGTAGTTTTCCATTTTTTATTATTTTGTTTTTCTTCATCGGTCATGTTATTTGCTGAAATCCACTCGCATAACGGTTTTGAATATTTATCAAAAACGTTATAAATTTTGTAATACAAATCTGTATAAAAACAAATATTGCTTTCTTTATTAAATATCGTAACTTTGGGCGTAATAGTGTTACTGTACCAGTGTTCCAGTCGCCAGTGTTCCAGTCGCCAGTGTTATTTTTTTTATCTTCCATCTTCTCCACCTCGTTTTTTTGATTTAAAAGCTTCAATAAGCCCTTAAAAATATGCATACATTTCCCAATCGTTAGTATGCAAGTAACGTTTATAGTAACCGTAATTTACTGAACATTACGTTGTCCCATCCCAGACCTTAACGCAGTAGGGCGCGTATAAAAAACTCAAAGAGTAAAAGTTTTAGCTTTTATCTCTTTTCGTTCTTATGGTGTAATTATATAACAATATTTTGTTAATGTCAAGATGTTTTAGTATTTTTTATTAAAATATCTTCTAACTACATACGATCTAAAAATACTTATAACTGTAAACCATAAACCGATCAGCAAATTGTCACCAAGTGGCACGTAAATGTTAAACATTGGAAAGACTAATATTTGACTTAAAAGTGCCACAACGTAACCAATACTACGTTGCTAAGGCTTTCCATAAGTGAGTGTGTTTTAGTTTGCATTAAAATAAACTTCCTTGCACTTGTGATAGTCTTTTGTTGGCTATTTCTACATAGTCATGATCTAGCTCGCAACCTACGAAGTCAAGACCCAAACCTTTACACGCGACTGCAGTAGTTCCGCTTCCCATAAAAGGGTCAAATACAATGTCTCTCATTTTTGATGATTTCTTTGCCAAGAATTCAATCAATGGAACTGGTTTTTGCGTTGGGTGTAGTTCATTTTGAGTTCTAGTTGATTTTATAATGTTTGGGTCTCGTCCATTATTTAACTTTCTATCACCATTACTGCATAATAAAATCATTTCATATTTAGGCGCATAATCACCCTCTAAGTCACCCATGCCAGTATTGTTCTTTTCCCATATAAGAATATTTTTAACTTGCCTATACTTTTGAATTTCAGTTTTAAAAACTTCTACAAAATGGTGACTACAGAATAAATATAAGTGTGCATCATCTTTTGTAATTCTATGAAGCTCTTTTGCAAAATTAGGCAACCAATCTAAATTATTATCGTTTGCTATTACCTTATGTTCTTCAGTTCTATAATTACTTTTAAAGCTTATACCAAAAGGCGGGTCAGTAAGTACTAAATCAAAATAATTGTCAGGCATGCTCTTCATAAACTCTAAACAGTCCATACAATGTATTTTATTTAATTTATCTTTCATTTCTTCATCTGTAAACATTTCCTACCCCCTCCCCTTTAAAGCCACATTAACAAGTGACGTGACCGTTTTATCGTTTAAACTGTCGTTTGTTGATTTTTGAGCCAATCTAGCACCTTACAACTTGCATCTGTTGCACCATATCCCACAATATAGTCAAATCCTAAATACTCCACATTTTTACTAAACTCTTCTTGCACTTTTGAAACTTTACCGTCTAACTTTTTCATCTCTAAAAATAGTGTTCTGCCATGAGTTAGGATTATTAGATCGCTAGCCCCTGCCTTAACTCCTTCTGCTTTCAAACTGCTCGCCTCTCTTGCTCCTCGTGTTCCACCATTAGGAACCGCAAAGATCATATAATCAGGCTCTTTAAAGTTATCACTAAACCAGTTAATAAGTGCTACTTGCTCTTCGTGTTCAGAATGTAAGGCAGTCATGTTTTTCACACTCGTTTTTTTCATTAAGCCATTCATACTCTAAATCACATTGTAACTCATCGCAACGATATTTTTCAATAGATTTATAACCTATTTTTTCAGTGCGATACGACATATTAATACACCCTAAACAACTATGTTCTACCACTTCTTTTTTTAAAATCTTTTCTTCTATCTTCATATACTTGCCATCCTTTTTTAATCGTAGTTTTATAGGAACTTCAAACTCTTCAACATGGGGTAAAATATCTTCAATATTAGTATAATTGCACTTAATTTCTCGTAACTGTTTTCTTCCGAAATAGCTATTTAAAACAATAAACTCATTGACTAAATGCAGTCCGCAAACGTGAGATATTTTTAGACATTCATTCCCATTTTTAGACGTATAAGCCTCATATCTAACGCTTTTAACTTCCCACTCTATTAGCTCACCATCTCCAAACATATTGCCATCATATGCTTTTTCGCTGTGCGTAACTTTTCTTATCGGAAACTCTTCACCACATTCAATACAATGCGTCACACTTTTTTCATTGAGTCTATGGCACTTAAAACATTCTTTGGCTTTTATCTTTTCTTTTAAATTTTTATCTTTTTTCTTCGTTCCATTACCAATAACTACGGGTACAATATTATCAAGCGTTCCGTGTGTTAAAGTGTTACGCCCAAAGTCTATTATTAAACAGTTTTCTTTGTCTGGATATGTACGTAGCCCGCGGCCTATCATTTGAACATAAAGTGACGTTGATTGAGTAGCTCTCGCAATAACTACCATGTCGCAAATAGGAGCGTTAAATCCCGTTGTAAGTACATTTACATTTATGATACATTTAAGAGTATTTTTTTTAAAGTCTTGTAATAGTTTGGCTCTTTTGTCTTTTGGCGTTTCACCCGTTACAATCTCAACACTATTAAATCCTTTATTATTAAAACACTCTTTTATTTTCTCAGCGTGATTTATAGAACTTGCAAATACTAACCATGCTTTGCGATCTTTTCCCATTTCTAAAGTTTCATTTACAACCGCTTCGACTAATTCACTTGTTTCAACTACTCTAGCGAGTTCAATGTCGTTATACTCACCGTTTGACTTAATGCTTACGTTTGATAAGTCATATTGTTTTAATGCCCCCTTGGTTATAGGCATACACAAAAAGCCATTGTCAATAAGATATTTTAATGTAATTTCATAACTCACGCCACAAAATATCTTATTTTTACCGTAAATATTACCGCCACTCAATCGGTAAGGAGTAGCACTAAAACCGACTATTTTAGCAATCTCATTTTTTTGTAGTAATATATCAAACACTTTTTTATAACGTGTTTCTGCTTTATTATTTACAAGGTGAGCTTCATCAATAATGATTAGGTCAAACGGTTCACTTTTTTCCACGACATTAACAAAACTTTGCACACCTGCAAATATAATTCTGTGTTTTAACTCTCTTTTTTTCAAAGAAGCACTGTAAATTCCTGCGGGCGCTTCGTTCCATATTCCTTTTAACTCTTTAAAATTTTGGTCGATTAGCTCCGAAGAATGTGTCAACATTAGCACTCTTGAATAATCATCGCTCTTAACTACGTCCTCACAAATTTGGGCTATTAGAAGGCTTTTACCTGCGCCAGTTGGGCATACAACAACGGGGTTAATCCCTATATTATTGTTCCAATAGTCGTAAGTAGCTTGTATAGCTTCTTTTTGATAAGGGCGTAGTTCTAGCATTACTTAATAACCAAACTTTTGTTTTCTACAATTTCAGCACCCATGACATAAACGCCATCTTGCAAATCTTTTTTAATGGCTGTTTTATCAAAAGATACAGATACCCTTTGGTACTTTTCTTCTAAATCTGTTGGACTAACATTGTCAGAAATATTAATTGCTTTAGTAGTCATAAAGTAAAAATTGTACTCGTCTGTCTTGCATTTTTCGCCATCAAGCAACATTAATTGAAGCTGTTTAATGCGATCAATGTCATTGCTTAACGCTTGTTTACGTGCGCTTAATTTTGCTATCTTTTCATCATAAGCATTAATTGAGTGCTGTAGTTCAATTTTTAAATCTTGCATAGAATTTAATTTAACTTCTTTGTTTTGTTTGATCTCTCGCACAAAATCTTTTAAATCATCTTCATTATGCAGTAATTCGCCATTTTCGTCACATTCAACCATTAGAGCGTATAATGCCCTAATCTCTTCTAAGATTTGAAATGTTGTCATTTTTTAGCCCAAGGACGAGTATTTGCACTAGCTGTTGGTGCTTGTGCCGTAAGTTGAGATACTGCGCCAGTATTAGGTTTATATCCCTTAATACGATTACTTTCATCGTATCCGCCTTGCGCTGGTTGAATTCCTACCTTAATGATTAAAGGAATATCGTGCAACTCTGAACTATCGTTGACATTAACTTTATTTGTAGCTAAACAAATACTTGCCAAAGTTTGTTGTGCAATTTGCACCGCTTTTTCGTTTTTATTATCAAGGTTTAAGTTGTCAAATATAAAGCGACCTTTGTACTTGCCATCAATGATTTCAGCTTTTAGACTTAAAAATTGTCCGTCTTTATTTTTTGTTTCTTTCCACTCGCTATCTGCAATAATAGCAATATAATCGCCACTTGGTAATAATTCAAAATCGTTTTTAATTTCGATTTTTGATGAGTCAAATTGTAGTAAAGCCATTGTATTTCCTTTTTAATTTAAGTATTGTAAAAATGGATTAAATCCATTCGCCACGATAATATCTTCACTAATTCCTAAACGGTTTTTGCTAATATGGTTAGCAATAGGATAACACGTCAAAATCCTTGTACCATCGCTGATTGCTTTTAACTTATCGCCACCACCTTTTTTAGTGAATGATTTAAGTTTTAGATATGCAATAACATCAACATTATCGCTATAATGAGATACGCTTTTTTTGTGCATACGGATTGTGTAACGTTGGTACATATCAGAATCAGGTAACTCTAACGTTTCAACTTCGCTGTGACTAATAAAAACAATGTTCATATTTTTATCTTCGCTTAAAATTCCGCACCATTCACGAAACTTTCTATGAACTTCGCTTACTGCGCTATACCCTGCCCCATAGCCACCCATTGCTTGGTTAAGTGATTTCGCCTTTGGGTCTGACTCCAACACCTCTTTTTCAATGAGCGTATTAAGTTGTGTAATGCTGTCAATTACAAGCGTTTGAAATTCATGCTCTTCCGTGCCTAGCATTTCAACATACTTAAAACACTCTTCTACTGTTTTAGCCACTGGAAACAATGCAACATCGTCACGATCATTAAGTGATAGTGTCCCGTCCTCTGTTCGTAAAATAATAGGGTTTGGAAACGTACTAGCTAAAGTAGTTTTACCGATGCCACCCTCGCCACAAATCGTAATAATTAAAGGTCTTTTTACCTTTGGTGTGCTAAGAATGTCATTTAACATTTTGTGCCTCTTTCTCTTCATACAATTTTAACATTTCAGCAAGCAAAGCATAAATTTTTAATTTATTTGCTTTTGCTATTTCTTTTACTTTCTTTTGAGTTGATCTTTCAATCAAAACCAAAGTAAACTCATTCGTCATCTTATTTTTCTCCTTTTAAATATTTATTAAACCTAAGCTCAATAAAAAAATATAATGCCTCATACTCTATTCTATACTCTTCATTTTCTTGTTTATTAGAAACAGCTTTTTTAAATTGCTCAAAAGTCCCTAAAAAACATCCAGTTGTAAGACTAAAACCATTTTTAGTTCTAAAAATTGTCAAAGTCGCTAAACGAGAACCTATTTTTGATATCCACAACACCTCAGCATCACCAGACACCTCAGCATCACCAGACACCCTAGCATCACCAGACACCCAAGCATTGCCAGACACCCAAGCATCACCAGATACCAAAGCATTGCCAGATACCAAAGCATTGCCAGATACCCTAGCATCACCAGACACCAAAGCATTGCCAGATACCAAAGCATTGCCAGATACCAAAGCATTGCCAGATACCCTAGCATCACCAGACACCCAAGCATTGCCAGACTGATTTAAATTATCTTCTTTTTCTACATATCCCCCAAGCTCACCAGCGTTTACATTTCCAAAAGAAACTAATGCCTTTACTTGAAAAAACTTTCTTCCATAAAACTCAAATTCACCAGCTAACTCATACTTTTTCATCTTATCCCCTTTCTTAAATTATAAATGTATTATAATCTAATAATTATTAAAGTTTTATTAAATTCTAATATCTTTAGACCATTGAGCTACAATTTCTTTAAAATAGTTGTATGTTGTATTTATCTCTATTTTTTTAGTACGTTTTGAATTATGTATGACATACTCTTTTAAATTAAAAATCATTTTCTCACGTATAAAATCGTATTCCATGGTATTAATATTTAAAGTGTCTATCAAAATAAACCGCCTTGAATTAATATCTCTTTTCCCAGTTTATGCTCATCCCCCTACAATTTGCGATTACCGCCAATGCCTGCATACAAATTTAATATTTTCATTTTTTTATTCCTTTTTATAATAATTTTAAGCTACGAAAAATCGTGCCCTCAATTTCTTTTTCTTTAAGTCCATCGCCTTGGCTATTAACCCACAGAATAGCACTCTTTATCTCTTCGCTGCTTAGCCCCTCATCTTGCAAATATTTAGCACAACTAAATAAATAAGTATTGCGACCCCCTGCTCCGAAACGCTCATAAAATTTTAATACTTCTAAAAGTTTATCGGTGTATAGAATTGATCTTAAATAATCAATCTTTGGAATGTCTGTGTTATACGTTGGTTTATAAACTGGCGTAATTGCGTGAACTTGTTTTTCTTTGTCTTTTTGTATCTTAAAATATAGCTTAGCTTGTTTTTGTACTACGTCATAATCAAAAAAGTGTTTAGTTTTATTGATTGTAATTTCGCTATCTTTAAAGCCATAATAAAATCGTGCAATGTCTTTACACGCTTTATCATTACCGTATTTTAAAATGATAAAAGTCATTGTTTCCTTATACTCGTCAATAGTAGTATTTAATGGCTTTTTCAGTGGTAATATTAATCTAAATCTATCGCATACATGATTGTTTTTTTCTTTTTGGTGACTCTTGGTCGTAGCAATTATATGCGTATAATCTTTAAATAACTCTCTTGCCTCTTCGATTGTCAATCCATCATCAAAATCTAGCATGATCGTATTGCACTCTTCCAAAATACTATTAATCTCTAATCTATAATTTTTATCATAAATAAAAGGTGAATAGTTCATCTCAGTTTTTAATACCTCTCCAAACTCTTCTAAAGTTT